CATCTGCGGTATTTTCTCTATCAAAGTAGCAATTCGGGAAGATAGTTCTCGCGGCGTTGATCGAGTCAACTACCGGCACGCGCTCCAGCACCCGCGTCTTAAAGCCTGCGCTCCGCACAATGTCCTCGATGCTTCGACCTGCGGCGGCCAGCGTCTTGTTCTGCGCATCGTGCGGCAGCCAGATCGTGTCGTACACATAGCCGAAGGATTGCAGATCAGCCAGATAGCTGGTCATCGTGCGCTGGGTATCCTCAAAGTAGCGGATCAGCCGCGTTTCCATCCCGATAAATTGCACGAACCACCACGCCGTAGCGTCGGCCCACCCAAGATCGCAGACTGCGTGGACCGGCTTAGTCGGGTCATACGGCACCTTCATGATCCGGTTCTCAGTCTCGGCTTTAGCCATCTCAGCACCAAAAATCGCCCCGTCAACTGTCTGCCGACACAGCCCTTCCCAAACCTGGTTATATGCTTCCTGATCCCGTGCCTTCAGCGCGTCCTTTTCAGACCGCAGGGTTTCAGGGAACCACGGGTTGTCAGACCAGTTGATTTTCTGAACCACCGCGTCAGCAGGCGGCTTGGCCACGAACCGCTGGTAAGTTTCGTCCGTCTCCAGCTCGGGGTTAAACGTGATCCATATCTCGCTGCTTTCCTTACGGATGGTCGGGATCAGGATGTTCCAACTGTTCCGGCTGACCGTCTGCGCTTCCTCAACCCAGCAAATATCGATGCCCTCGTAGGATTTGACGTTAGCAATATTGTTCTTTAGCCCAACGAACGCAAACTCGCTGCCGTTCTTGCCCCGTAGCGCGTTCTGCGTAATCTCGAAGAAGCTAGTCATCTCCAGCGCAACGATCTGGTCGCACAGTAGCTTGTGAACGCTGTCGCGGATAGATGTCTGGAATTCCCGTGCGCAGAGGATACGCAGCGGTGTCTTGGCGGCTTTGATAAGCAATGCCCTAGCGACCGCCCAGCTCTTTGCCCCGCCCCTCCCACCGTACAGGACGCGATAGCGGGTTTTTGGTGGATTGAATAAGACTTGCGCCTTGCTGGGAAACTCAGCCTTAGCGACTATGCCCTGAAGGTCACTCATTCGGCTTAATGAATGTCACCTGAATGCCTGTCAGTATTGAACTGCCGTCAGCGTTCTCCAGCGCCACAGCCTGATGCGCTTTCCCATCTACGCGGTCAATCAGCTCTTTGATCGCCCACGCTTCGCCCTGCTCGGCTTTGCTTACCAATTCCTCGGCGATCTTGCGCAAACGCTCTGGCTCTTGCGTCAATACCAGCCGCAGCTTGTCGTAGAACATCCTCGACTTCGCCGCGTTCTGATTGCCTATTGGTGCGCCGCCGCTTGACACGTTGTTTCTACCTCCAACTTATTGATTTGCTGACAACTTTACCAATTTTTTGCTCATTATGTCACCGCTGTCACTTTTAAAAAACTCATGCTAAGATAAGCAATAGCAACGTAAGGAGCAATAGCATGAAGAAACGTGATCGAACTGGTGCAATTTTGTGCTGCATCGTTTGCGGCAACAATTTTCGAGTTCCTACCTATCGAAAAGACATTGCCAAATATTGTTCTCGCTCGTGTTTGGCTAAAGTTCATTTAGAACAATTTTCTCAATTTCGTTTTAAACCGACCAACTTGCCGAAGCACACATACAAAACCATGACCGTGAATGGCAAGCAAGTAAGAGTTCATCGCTACGTTATGGAACAACATTTAGGCCGCAAGTTGGAATCATGGGAACATGTCCACCACATTAACGGAAATTCTCACGACAACCGTATCGAAAATCTTGCGGTGTTATCCAACGCAGCACATCAAAAAATTGAGCTAGAAGAAAGAATGCGCCCTATTTGGAATGCGGCGAAGATTTCTTCTGAGCAGCCCGTTTAACGGCAAAACTTATCGCCACGGCCTGCTTCACAGGCACGCCAGCCTTGACTTCCGCTTTGATGTTCTTTTGGAAAGCCTGTTTACTGCTCGATTTGGTCAGCGGCATCGTTCGCTCCTTTGCTCATTTCAGCTAGTACACGGTTGTACTCTTGGATTGCGCCGCTGATCTGCAACAGGATCGATTCATGTTGCTTCGCCAGTTCTTGCAGTTCAGCCAGGCGTTTAGCAATTTGGTCAGGTGTCATTTCTTCTTCGCTGTTTTGGCACTTTCTTTAAACGCTTTAGCCGTGGGTGCGCCTTCTGACCCCGGCTTGCGCATACGTTCAGGGGTCTTGCCTGCTTCCTTCTGGCGCTCGATCCTCTCGCGTTTAGCGTGGATGTTTGCGTATAAACCCGGCTTAGTCGCCATTAGATTCCCCTTCGCAAAACTCATCGTCGCCTTTGCTTAATCGCGTCAGCAACATTTGATAAATTGCTAATGAGGTTTCAGCCTGAATCACAAAGGTTTGTGCTTTTTGCAACTCACGCTGAACCTCGCTAATCTCAGCTTCGATAAACTCTCGGCTTATTTCCATTAGGCGATGGTGCTGACCATAATGTAATAGGTCGTGCCGCCGCTGGTAACGGGAATAGTGTGCGTTACAACTGGCGAACCAACTTTGGCGCGGAATACACCGGTTGCGCTTACTGCGGGCATGGCGGCAAAATTACCGACCTCGCCAGTGCCGCTGTCAGTCACGCGCAGGAACGATGCGTTGCTCCAAGTGCCGCCGGAAGCAAAGTCCGAATCCAGTTGCAATGCAGCCAAGGTGCCGCCAGGGTTAGTGGACGAACCGCCGATGGTTGCGCGAATTGCGTTTGCAGCGCCGCTAATCGTGCCGCCAGTGTTTACCGATAAGCTAATGTGTGCGCCGTTAGTGGTCTGGCCAGCGCCTTGGGCGGCGGTCACTTGCGACAGCGCCCGCAGGGTTTCACCAGCGCCAGCGCCAGCAAAGTTCACACGGGAATACAGGCCGCGCATATCGCCCGACGTGTGCGTGGTACGCGCATAAATCTGGTTAAGGTTGCCCGATGCGGTATTTGCAATCGGCGCCGATGCGGTGCCAACTTCAAAACTATTCAGGGCTGGGTCAGCGTATGCAACGCCAATGGCTTGAGTATTAGACATAATATGTTCCTTTTAACAGTTCCAATTCTTTAGGGATGCCTTGGCTCGTTCGGCTGGGCCTTTGGCGTGCTTTACCACCCCTTCCATTCTCGCGCAAAAGCTCGCCTTACGTCCAGCGTCAGCCTTTGTCTTAGGGTTTGGTGCTGGTGGTTTTAAATTCGCGTCATTCTTGCGGTTGTACTCTGCCCGACCCTTCGCGGTCATACCCGCGCCTTCCTCGGTCGGGTTGTAATTCTTGCCCTTGCCGGTCGTGGTCTTGGCGATTGGCTTGTCGTGTTTAGCCATTCTCAGCCTCGACGATCATGGCAATGTCGGCTTCCTGAATAATCTGGTAATCCTGCCCGTCCACCTCGTGAACCGGCCAATCCAGATAAGTGCCGTTTCCGTACTTTACAAAGTCGCCAACCTGCGCATCCCGCACCTTCGGGCCAACAGCCACCACAGTGCCTTCGTTAAATTTTTCGTTGTTGGGAACGTACAAAATATCCGACAAGCGACGCACCACAGGGCGCACCACAACGCGATCACGCAACGGTTTAATGTCCATTTTTGGGTCTCCCTCTTTTTTTGACTTCCGTTTGCGCCATAACGTCATACACTGGAATAGACGCGACAACGGATAGCTGGTGTTCGCCACACCAATCCATTTCGTGCTTGTTTTGAGTTTCGGGAAAACGACGGCACAAGCCCATAACTTGGGCCTGCGTAAAGAAACGGCAGGATTTGCAACGGACATCGCTCATAGGATGCCCGTTGTTTTATTGACAATCACTTTTTTTGGTAAGACGAACGGTCGTGCGTATAGCACACGCCCTTAGAACGGCCACCGTTGAATTCTTTGTTGCTGCCGGTGCCGTCAGCCATGCCCATCCCTACGCCGTTCACAATCTTGCCACGGCGCTCACCCGACGAATCCGAAGCAGCAGCGCCAGCGGGCGGCTTAGTGCCGGAACCGTAGCCTTTCGGGGTCATTTCTGCGTTGTCTTTCATGATAGTCCTTTCAGTCAAGGAATTTGAGTTTGTACAGCGTCGAATCAATCAATTCTGAGATTTCGTCAATGATATTCTGAATTTCACTGTCTTGGGGTAAATGTTCTCGCGCTTCGTCAACAAATTTCTGCATTTGTTTAAGATAAGCAATTGGGTCTTTGCCTGCGTGGAAATCATCGGGATATTTTTTGATCTTGGAATACCGTCCCTGATAGGCCTCGGCAAACTTGTCGGCCAACTCAATAACATCCTCGTAATAGCGTCCCAGCGCCTTGTGCGCAGCATAGGAATCAGTGGATAAGTGCATAAAATGCGCCACCGTGCTGCTGTGGAACAGCGTAGCGATAAATTCTGCGGCTTCTTCGTCCATATCAGCCTTAAAAAAAAGACCGGGTT